CATGGCGAGTGCAGCATCCGACGTCGACGCCGCCTACGACCCTGGCAAGACGAACGTGCTCGTCGTGTCCGAGACCACCAACTCCGTCTTCGGCGACGGCAAGACCGCAGCAGCGACGATCACCGACTATCTGACGTACATCAACGGCAGACTCGCAGCGCACCCCTGGGAGTACGTCGTGATGTTCGGGACCATCCCCCGTGGCGGTCAGGCTGGGGACGCCACGAACAACGCGCGGCTGCTCGAGGTCGACGCGCTCGTTCAGGCCGACCTTGCTGCACACCACCTCGACGCGTTCTTCGGCTTCCGCGACCTGTCGCCCTTCTATCAGGACGGCACCACCCGCGCCGGCTTCATGGCGAGCACCACGACCTGCTACGAATCGACCGCGCCCTACATCCACCCCATCGGCACCGCCCGCGAACTCATGGCGTCACGTGTCGCCTACGGACTGCAGCGCATCCCCGTCTGACCCACCGCACCACCCGATCGCGCCCGTCACCCTTGGTGGCGGGCGCTTTCGTCATGCCCCAGGGCTAGCGAACGACTTGAACGGTGACTACCGGCGACGTAGACCCGGCGAAGGTGTCACCGGCCTTCGTCATCGCGCGGAACTTGAACTTCCCCGGGTCCGCGAATCGGACCTTGAAGACGCCCTTGCCCTGGGAGTCGGTGTAGGCGGTGTCCCACTTCACCCAGCGAGTGCCCTTGCGATACTGAAGCGCGACCACCTCGTCCGCGAACGCGAAGGTCCCGGTCGATCGCTCGACCTTCAAGACGCTGACGAACTTCAGCGACTTGCTCTTCGACATGTCGAAGGTCTTGGACGCTGGCTTCACCGTCGTGGTCGTCTTGGCTGCTCGCATCGAGAACGACTTCGTGAAAGCCACCGTCTGGCAGTGCTGAGGACCAGTGGTCGGCGTGTAGTTCACCCAGCACCAGTACCCGGAGGCCTGGACCACGTAGGTCCCGGCTCCGTCGCAGCTGAAGAAGTCCCCGGTGTCATCGCCAATCTGGGTCTGGTCATCCGCACTTCGGTACACCGTGCGCGAAGAGGCCTCGGTCCCGTCCGGTCCGATCACCTTCAGGTCGACCTCGTAGTTGTAGGTCCCGTAGACGTTGCCCATCGCATGGGACTGCGCCGAGCCCCAATCGCTCAACGGCTTCAGACTGAAGGGGATGTCGTTGCAGGACTCATAGGTCACCCCGCTGGTGACCAGCAGCATGTTGGGGTCGGTCACGTCAGCGTGCGCAGGAGCAGCAAGCCCCACCGTGGCAATGACAGTTCCCGAGGCGCAGAGGACGAGGTGGCGAAGAAGTGAGCGAGGCATGCTGGTGACAGTAGTTCGCCTCGCGCCTACTGGCGAGGCTTTCAGGGAACCTCGCCACCCCGTTGTCGGTGACGGGTCATAGCGTCCCCGCCATGCCCACCGACACCAACCGCCGCCCAGGCCACGCCACCTGCGAGCCCTGCGGCTGCGTCACCTACAAGAGCGACCACTGCCGCCACGACCACGACCCGTGGACCGCAGACAGCGCCAGGGCCGAGCAGTGAGCACCCCGCTGTCGGTCCGCGACACGATGATGCTCGACTTCGAACGCAGCTGGTGGAAGTACGCCGGCGCGAAGGACGAAGAGATCCGCGAGCAGTTCGGGCTCACCTCCGTGCGCTATTACGCCGTGCTGAACGGGCTGATCGACCGGCCCGAGGCCATGGCGTACGACGCGATGGTCGTGCGCCGACTCCTACGGCTACGGGAGCGACGGGCCATGTTGCGTGTTGACGTATCAACATCGCGCCCGTATCGACCCGTTCTGAGCGGTCCCGAAACCCACTGATCCAGGCTCAGTCGTACCTCGTTGCGCTCAGATAATGCGCGTTCAAGTCCCGTTACTCACCCCGAGTTGCAAGCCCCTGACCTGCGGAAACGCGGCTCAGGGGCTTGCTTCATTTCTTACGTCAACACGACGTCAACGAAACGGCGTATATTACTCACATGAAAACCCCTGTCGCGCAGGCTCAGACCGACCATGCGGAGGCGCTCAAAAGGGTGCGCGCTCTAGCGGAACAGTGGAACGAAACGCCCGATTACACGCCCAGCGTCTACGACCAGGGGCGAGTTGACCAGCGTCACGACATGACGATGCAGCTTCTCGAGGCGTTGGGCGACCAGGCCTGATGGCCTCCGTTCGCACCCGCCAGGCCAGGGACGGCTCCACGACGTACGCCGTCCTCTACCGCGTGGGCAAGAAGCAGTCGTCGCGCGCCTTCACCGACTCGAAGTCGGCCGAGAAGTTCAAGACGCTGTGCGACGTGCTCGGCCCGATGAAGGCCATCGCGACCATCGAGGCGGACGGGACCGGGGCGCTCACGCTCGACCAGCTCGCGGCCGAGTTCTTCGACTGGAAGAAGCGCGACGTCGAGCTCCGCACGATCAAGGACTATCGCCGCGACTACGCCAACTGGATCCAGCCGCGCCTGGGGCACCGCGTCGCTGAGACGGTCGACGAGCTCGACGTGCAGCAGCTGGTCGACCACATGGCGACCCGCCTCGATGCGAAGTCGGTCGGCGACCGGCACATGATCCTGCACTCCATCTACAAGTACGGCTCGGCCCGGTCCCGGCGCCTGGTCACGCACAACCCCTGCCTCGAGACGCAGATGCCGAAGCGGACGAAGAAGCCGCCGAAGGGCGTCCCGCTCCCAGCCTGGTTCGCGCTCCGTGCCCACGGTCGGGACATCGAGCCCGATGCGCTCGACCTCGCCGAGTTCATCGTCGCCACCGGCTGGCGCTGGTCCGAGGCCGCAGCCCTGACCATCGAGCATGTCGACTGCTATTTCGACGACGATGGCACGGACCTCACCGTCGCCACCATGGGCAACGTGATGCGCGCCGGCCAGGTGGTCCCGGGCGCCAAGTCGCGCGCAGGGTTCCGGGCCAGCAAGGTCCCGGAGCCCGCGGCGTCGATCGTGCGCCGGCGGATGGTCGGCAAGGGGCCGACCGATCTCATCTTCACCAACGACCAGGGCCGCAAGTGGTACCAGCAGAACTTCCTCAACCGGACATGGCCGCGGATCCTGCGCGCGGCCGGCCTGCCCGATGACCCGGGCACGCGCTACACCCCGCACCAGCTGCGCCACACCCAGCCGATGCTGCTCAACCGAGCTGGGGCGACGCCGGCCGAGATGCAGCGACGGATGGGCCACGAGTCCATCACCACGACGCTGAACGTCTACGGCGGGATGATCGACGACATCCCCAACGACGTGCTGGCCAAGGTCTCCGCGCTGCTCTCGGACGCCTCCCCCGTCATCGAGGGGTCCGTGGTGTCGGGCGAGCTGGTCTCCGGCGATACCACCGCTGCCACGCCTCGATGAGGTGCGGCGTCACGCCCAGCTCGTCGGCGAGCGCGCCCGTGTGACAGCCCACTGCGCGCTCGGCGGCCTGGTAGGCCTTCACGTTGATGATGAGGCTGGCGCCGTATTCCGAGGCCCGACGCTCGGCCCGCGGGGTCGAGCAACGGTCTCCGAAGACTGCGTGACCCACCTCGTGGGCCAATGCCGCGGTGGCCTGCGCCCGGGTCAGGCGCCGGTTGAGCACGATCGTTCGTGAGTCGTCGAGGTAGTGCCCTCGCCTCCGCTCCCCCAGGTCTGCCCACTCCACCTCGAGGTCGAGGTCAGCACAGTGGGCGTACAGCAGATCCATTCTCACGGCTCGTTTCGCGACTCCTGTTCTCCGGCGATGTCGCCGTCCTCGTGAGCGGCGATTGCCTCTCGGACACTAGGTGTCCCCTCCGACAGTGACGGGACGAGAGACAGGGGCCCGATCTCATCGAGTGCCTGATTGAGGGCGATCCAGTGTCGCTTCTCCGCCTCGCGGTCCAACGACTCGGCGTACTCCGTGTCCTCCGCGCGCGTCAGCAGCTCGCGCAAGAGCTCGGCGTTGGTGAACCGGGACAGCGACAGCCCGGAGTCCTCCTCGTTCAGCTGGGCGTTCGCCCGCCTGTTCGCCTCCTCGTAGCGACGGCGTTGGCGTTCGTCGACCTCGTGCTCGGCCACGTTCATGTTGGGTGAAAGTTTCAGGGCCTCGCGCACCTTCTCGACAGTGCCGGCCTGCGGCACCAGGTTGCCGCTCTCGAGGTTGCCCACCGACTTGAGGGACACCCCAGCCGCGTCGGCCAGGTCTTGCTGCGTCCAGTTCCAGACCTTGCGGGCCCTGATGATGAGCGGCACCCACTGAGCACGTTCGTCTCTGTCCATGCCGTCATGCTCTCGGTTCTTGCTCATTACCTGCAAGCGTAGAGCAAAAAATCAGTAGTTCTACGTAGTAGCACTTGCCTTGATGAGCAAGAGCGTTTAATTTCTTACTCATGGCAGCAAGAAGTAACACCAACGGCTTGGGCATCGCGATCCGCGCACTGCGCAAGACCGCAGGCCTGACCCTAGAGGACGTTTCCGCCATCGCTGGCGTCAGCACCAACTACCTGTCCCGCGCCGAGAACGGATTGGTCGAGCCTTCGGCCTCTTGGGTGGAGGTGGTCGTCACGGCCATGGGCGATCACATGGCAGCTGCTGAGATCCAGGCGCTGTCGGCATGACCGAGCTGCTGAGCGACCACGGGCTCGCCAAGGTCTTCGGCGGCGACGTCACGGAGCGGACGGTGGCCGACTGGCGCCGTCGCTACGACTGGCCGCACATCACGGTCGGGCGCACGGTGCGCTACACCCCCGAGCACGTCGAGCAGATCCTCGCTCAGCACCAGACGACCACTGGCCCGGCGCTGACATCCATTCCGGGCCAGACCCGGCGCAGCGCCTCCCGGTCTCGAGCGACGGCATGAACTGCGTCGCCGGGTGCATCTGCAACTGCGGACAGGGCGGCTGCGGCTGCCACGAGGGCCAGCGCCCGACGCTGCCCCCGCTCCCCCAGCGCAAGCCGAAGGCGAAGACATGACCGAGACGCCACTACCCGGGCCGTCGTGCCGCATGTGCGCCGAGCTGGGCCGTCGCCAGAACAAGGAAGCGATCGTCCGCAAGGGCCGCGTTGTCGGCCTCTACTGCCCGACCTGCGACCGCCCCTGATCGTCACCTCTCGTCGTGACCACCCATGGCGAGAGGTGACAACCCAGAACAGCACGAAACCCCCGCAACCGGCCAGGCCTCGGGGGTCTCGCAACAACTCACACGAAGGGTACGACATGAACCAGCAAGAGAGCATCCCGCAAGTAGGCGGCTGGGTCGGCATCGTCGACGGCCAGCTGCTCCTCGTCCGCACCTACGCCGACGAGACCGTGACCGTGGCCATCCGCAACGACGAGCGCTGGGGCCCCGAGGTCGAGCTCGAGGTGGCTCCATGAGCGCCTACGAGATCGCCGGCCTGACGCTCTGCGCCCTGATGCTCGCGTGGCTGGCTCTCGACGCCCGGGCCGCCGCGAAGCGCAAGGCGTTCCGCGCCCACGTCGACCAGGCCCTCGCTGCCCATGCCGCCGACGTCCGCAAGCGCGGCCTCGACGCCAACGCAAGCGGCCACAGGTGGCAGGGATGATCCCCGGCGGTTCGTTCGACCACATCACCTGTCGCGACTGCGGGGCGCCCGTCTGTGACGAGGCCTGCCCGTCCGCTCAGGCCGTCGACCACGAGCGGATCCTCGCCGAGATCGACGCCTACGAGGACCACATGGCCACCACCTATCCGGACGAGAGGTGGGCGGCATGAGCGGCCGACTGATCGCAATGCAGGGCTGGCCGCCCCTCGCGTGCCAGGAGGTTGTGGCAAAGGCCGCGACCCGGGACCAGCAGGCCACCGCCGACCTGATCCTCGACGTCGCCACCAAGGACGCCATCGCCGCACTCGCCAGCAAGGCAGGCACTCCCTCCTACCGGGTCGCTCGCGCCGAGCTGCTCCTCGCGAAGGCCGGAGCGTCCGCTGACCGCATCCTCGGAAGGGGTCCGCGATGAACGAGCCCACCACGCCCGAAGTCCTCGCCGGACTCACCACTACCCGCGAGACCGACCAGGCCAGCCGCCTCGCGCAGCTGCTCCTTGCTGCCAAGTACGTCGGCCTCTTCACCTTCGCCTCCTCCCCTCTCATCCTCGTGGTGGCCGTGGTGATGTCGCGATGAAGAGCGAGTGGGTGCCGAGCCTCGCCGAGCTGCTCGCGCGCCGTCCCGACCTCGTCGGCATCGGCCTCGCCACCGTCGCCCAAGAGGTGACCGCGTGAGCCGCAACCGCAAGTCGGCCAAGAGCGCCGGGACCGCCTTCGAGACGCTGATCGCCGGCTACCTCGCCCTGCACGTCGATGACCGCATCGAGCGCCGTCGTCTGTCTGGGTCCAAGGACCGCGGCGACCTCTCGGCCTGGCGCTTCGCCGGTCGCCGGATCGTCGCCGAGTGCAAGGACTACGGCGGCCAGCTCAAGCCCGGCCCGTGGATCGGCGAGGCAGAGGTCCAGCGCCTCAACGACGACGCCCAGGTCGGGCTCGTCATCGCCAAGCGCCGCGGCACCACCGACCCGGGCGACCAATTCGTCCTGATGACCCTTCGCGACTTGATCGCCCTCACGACCGGAGAACGCCCATGAATCACCTCATCGTTCCCGGCGAGGGCGGCCTCGCCGACGACCTCTTCGCCGGAGCGGGCGGCTGGGACCTTGCCGCTGCCCAGCTCGGCATCCACGCCCGCGGCATCGAGAACATGAAGGAGGCCCGCGCCACCCGTGACGCGGCTGGCCTCGAGACGATCCACGACGACGTCTGGACCTTCAGGCCGAAGTACGTCGCCAGGGGCGGGGCACTCGTGCCGATTGCCTCGGGCCTGATCGCCTCCCCTCCTTGCCAGACGTTCTCGGCAGCGGGCAAGGGCTCGGGCCGCAAGGCGCTCGACGACGTACTGACAGTGCTGCCGCAGGTCAAGGACATGACCCTGGCCGAGCTGCGCAAGGCGGGCGAGGTCTTCGGCGACGACAGGACGGCGCTGGTCCTCACCCCGCTCTGGTTCGCCCTCCACCACGACTACGAGTGGTTGGCGTGGGAGCAGGTCCCGACCGTGCTGCCCGTCTGGCAGGCCTGCGCCGAGGCGCTGCGTGAGGCGGGCTGGTCCGTCTGGACAGGCAACCTGCAGGCCGAGATGTTCGGCGTCCCCCAGACCCGCAAGCGTGCCTTCCTGCTGGCATCCAAGACCGGCGAGGTCGCCCCGCCCACCCCGACCCACTCGCGCTACTACTCGCGCAGCCCCGCGAAGCTCGACGAGGGCGTCGCGAAGTGGGTCTCGATGGCCGAGGGCCTCGGCTGGGGACTCATCCAGCGCCCGTCCTTCACCATCACGGGCGGCTCGTCCCACGCCGCGTCAGGGATCGAGTGGGGCGGCGCCTCAGTTCGCGAGCAGCTGATCGACCTGGCGGCCAATGACCCCGAGGCGTGGCGCGCGAAGGGTTGGGGCCTCACTGACCGGCCGTCGCCGACCATCACGGGAGGCGGGACCGAGACGGGTGGAGCCGAGCCCATCGCCAAGCTCGACCGCTACACCAGCCGCGAGGATTGGCTGGCTAGTCCGTCTGGCATCACTGGCCCCTGTGTCCGCCCGCTAGATCATCCAGCGGCAACCGTGACGGGCACGCACAACTACTACGCCTTCACGGCCGAGGAGTGGGAGCGCCGGAACCCCGAGCGCGACCTGCCGGAGTGGGCGCACAAGCGCCCGGCTACCACCGTCGTCGGCTCCTTCTGTCCTGACGTGATCGCGGCGCCTGGCTACCGAACCACCGTCTCGCGCCAGAACGCCCTCAACAGCGTGCGCGTCACCGTCGCCGAGGCCGGGATCTTGCAGAGCTTTCCCGCCGACTACCCGTGGCAAGGCACCAAGGGCAAGCAGTACCTGCAGGCGGGCAACGCCATCCCGCCGGGCCTCGCCCTGCACGCGCTGGCCTCTGCCGCGCGCATCGCACTCCACTCCTCCTCCGACATCCGAAAGGCCTCCTGATGATGACCGCGCCCCACCCGCCCGAGGTCCGCGAGAGCGCCATCGAGCTCTACCAGCAGGGCCTGACCGCCCGCGCCGTGGCCGACCTCAAGGGCCTGAACGAGAAGACCGTCCAGAACTGGGTCACCAAGGCGGGCGTCGCCCGTCCCCGCGGTGGCTCCTCCTCCTCCAATCGTGTCGCTGCTGAGGCCAAGGCCGCAGCCTTGGCCGACCTGAAGCTCAGCGGACAGCCGCTGGAACGAGTGGCCAAGCGACACAAGGTCTCACCCTCGGCCCTACGCGACTGGCGCAGCCGGGAGCGCGAGGCCGCCCTGGATGTCGGCTGGGTGCGCGTCGGCATGACCTGGCGCGCTGCCCCCCGGCGCGGCCTGTCCCGCGTGCCGGCCAGCGCCGGCCACGTCGCCGACGAGGACGTGGCGGCATGAAGGCGGGAACGCGCATCACCGTCCCCGACGCGCCCACCAAGAACCAGTACGGCACGCCAGCCGTCCAGCCCGGATTGCCGGGTCGCTGGACCGTCTGGTCGGGCCATGACGACTGCCCCGGAGCGCACGCGGTCGTCCCCTCCGACGACGAGGCCCGCGCCACCGGCATCAAGTGGGCCGTCGTCCGCATCACGCAGGCCAAGACCGCCTCAGTCCCCTTCGTCCAGCTGCGCCGAACCGAGCCAGCCCACCTCATGCCCGCAGTGCGGGAGACCCAAGGGGCTCCGAAGTGAAGCGCCTAGTCGCAGCGCTCATGCGCTGCAGCCATCACCACTGCAGGACCAGCCTGTCCGAAGAGATGGCCACCTACTGCCCGCACGACCTCCCCTTCTGCGAGGGCTGCACCTGGGAAGACGCCTGCGGAGACTGCGACCGATTGGCGGCGAGCGCATGACCGTCGAGCAGCTCATCGCCCTGTTGCAGGAGCAGCCCGGACACCACCTCGTCATGGTCAACGGCGAACTGGCCCGCGAGGTCATCGCTGGCGCCTACCGCAACGTTCCCGCGGCCGTGATCGCATGAGCGCCTCGACATGGGTCATCGGGCCCGACCCGGTCATGGAGGCCGAGGCGCGCCAGCTCGCGGTGGATGGCGCTGCACTCGTCAAGCACCACATCGCTCAGATGGAGCGCTTGCCGGCCGAGCTCGAGCGCCTCGACGCCAACCCCGGCGAGCTCAAGGACGAGCTGCTGGGCCTGATGCGCCGGGCGATCGAGTACCACCCCCGCTCGCTGCAGATCGCCATAGGGCCCAGCGAGGTCGGGCACCCCTGCGCACGTCGACTCGGCTACAAGCTCCTGGGCTACGAGGAGAAGGCGGGCGAGCCCAACTGGAAGGCCACCGTCGGCACGGCGATCCACTCCTGGCTAGAGGAGGTCATGCTCGAGGACAACCCCCGCCAGGAGGCTCGCCGGGCTGCTGACGCCTCGCGCTGGATCGTCGAGGCGACCGTCTCCGTGGGTCAGATCGGCGGCCATGAGATCGACGGCCATTGCGACCTCTTCGATCGGGTGACCGGGACAGTCGTCGACTGGAAGACGTGCGGGCCGACCCAGCTCAAGAAGTACCGCGCCAAGGGCCCCGGCTCGCAGTACCGGGCCCAGGCGCACCTCTACGGCCGCGGCTGGGTTCGGCGCGGGCAGGACGTCCGTACCGTCGCCGTGATGTTCCTGCCACGCAATGGCGAGCTCCGCGAGGCCGTCTGGTGGTCCGAGCCGTACGACGAGCAGATCGCCCTCGATGCGCTCGCCCGCGCTGACGGGATCCACACCCTCACTGCAGCCCTGGGGCATGAGTCCCTGCCGCTGCTCGGCACCGCGGACGCCTTCTGCCGCATGTGCCCCTACTACCTCGCCGGGTCCACGGACCTGACGCAGGGCTGTCCGGGTGACCCCGGCAGCGCTCGACCCCCAGCGCCTCCCGCGCTGAGGTTCGCCGATTCCCAATCAGCGATCACTCCCAACAACACAGACAAGGCGACCACATGACGACCACTCCATCCGGAGGCTTCAGCCTCGGCGGCAACACCGGCAGCTCGTTCTCCTTCGGCCCCCAGGGCGCCCAGCCCGGGGCCAGCATTACCGGGACCATCCTCGACATGGCGGAGGTCCAGAGGACGAACATCAACACCAAGGAGCTCGAGTTCTGGGACAACGGCGACCCGAAGATGCAGTACCGGGTCACCCTGCAGACCACGCTCCGCGACCCGGCCAACCCGCACGACGACGGCAAGAGGGACCTCTACCTCGACGGCCGGCGCAAGCTCAACGACAACGGGACGAGGTCGCGACTCTTCGCCGTGCTCGAGGCCGTGCGCCAGGCTACCGGGGGTCAGGACATCCACCCCGGCGCGACACTGACCGTCACATGGGTCTCGGGAATGGGCTTCGTCGGCGACCCGCGCAACTACGAGGCGTCGTACGTCCCGCCGGCGATGAACCTGGGGGGCCAGCAGGCTCCCCCGGTTCAGCAGCAGCAGGCGCCGACTGTGCAGCAGGTTGTGCAGCAACAGCAGGCGCAGGGCCAGCAGCCGCCGGTCTTCGCTCAGCCGCCCGCGGCTCAGCAGGCGGCCCCGGTCGTCCAGGCGGCCCCGGTCGTCCAGCAGCACGACCCGCAGGGAGCGCAGCAGCTCCTCCCGCCGGGCGTCGTGATGACGCCCGAGCTGCAGGCGGCGCTGCAGGCCGCCAACACCCAGCCCCAGGGCTAGGTCGCTGGACCTGTGGCCCAGGGGGTGACTCCCTTCCAGTCCCCTGGGCCACGGATCGAGCAGACCTCGCCCCACCTCACTGACCCGCACGACGACGACAGGACGAAGACATGAGCATGACCAGTTACCACGGCGGGCGAGTTGTGGTGTGGGGCGGCGACTGCCTCACCCTCATGGCCGCGATGGCGCCCGACAGTGTCGACTCGATCGTCACCGATCCCCCGTACGGCCTCGGCTTCATGGGCAAGAAGTGGGACGACCTGCCGCCCGGGAAGGAGTGGGCCGAGGCCTGCTTCCGAGTGCTGAAGCCGGGCGGGCATCTCCTCGCCTTCGGTGGCACCCGCACCTGGCACCGCCTTGCGGTTGCCGTCGAGGACGGCGGCTTCGAGATCCGCGACTCCCTCGCCTGGCTCTACGGGTCGGGCTTCCCGAAGTCGATGGACGTGTCCAAGGCGATCGACAAAGCGGCCGGAGTGACCCGCGAAGTCGTCGGCGTGACGTCGACCCATGATGGTCGACCGCGCAGCTTGGCGCCCCGCGAGACGGGCGTGCATGAAGGACGCCAGTCGCATGGCGGCGTTGGACTCGACATCACCGCCCCCGCCACCTCCGAGGCCGAGCGGTGGCAGGGCTGGGGCACGGCGCTGAAGCCTGCCTTCGAGCCCATCGTTGTCGGTCGCAAGCCCCTCGCCGAGAAGACCGTCGCCGCGAACGTGCTCGCGCACGGGACCGGGGCGCTGAACATCGACGCGACCAGGACGGCGACGACTGACAAGCTCGGAGGCGGCGCCGAGAAGATCACCACCGCAGGACAGAAGGGCGACGAGGGCTGGACGAGGCCGTGGATGTCTGACGCCGAGGCACAGGAAGCGCACGCGGAGAGAGTCCGAGCCAACGTCGCCAAGGCCGAAGATCTCGGCCGTTGGCCGGCTAACGTCATCCTCGACGAGTCCCAGGCTGCGGTCCTTGACCAGCAGGCGCCCAACACTGGCGGATCCGGCAAGGCCTCGGGCCCGTCCCTGCGAGGACAGACCGACGCCGGGGTGGCCTACGGGGCTCGCAACGGGCTCGACGGCGAGCCCGCCTTCTACGGGGACAGGGGTGGCGCGTCCCGGTTCTTCTACGTCGCCAAGGCTCCCAAGTCGGAGCGGCCGATCGTCGAGCTGGCTGACGGGGCGAAGCTGGCCCACCCCACCGTGAAGCCGGTCGCGATCATGCGCTGGCTGGTCAGGCTGGTGACGCCTCCCGGCGGGCTGGTGCTCGACACCTTCGCCGGCACCGGCACCACCGGAGAAGCCTGCGTCCTCGAGGGCTTCCAGTGCCTCCTGGCCGAAGACCCGGCCAAGGGCGAGCAGGACTATCTGCCGCTGATCGATCAGCGCATTACCCGGGCACTGCTCACCCTTCCCTCTGCCGACGACGACGAGAAGGCGAGCGCGTGACTCTCCTGCAAGCAGCCCTCGACCTCGCAGCCCATGGCTGCTCCGTCATCCCCGTCAACAACGACGGATCCAAGCGACCCCTCATCGCGTGGAAGCAGTTCCAGACCGAGGCGGCCGACGCGGCCACCATCAACGGCTGGTTCTCCACCAACGCGATCGAGGGCGTCGGCGTCATCACTGGCGCAGTCTCGGGCAACCTCGAGCTGCTCGAGGTGGAGGGCCGCGCGATCGACCTCGTGCCTCCGCTCGGCGCGCTGCTCACTGACTCAGGCATGGGCGAGCTCTGGGCCCGCATCTGCTCCGGCTGGCTCGTCCAGTCCCCCTCGGGCGGGCTGCACTTTCTCTACCGGATCGAGGGCGCGGTCGCTGGCAACACCAAGCTGGCCCGGCGGCCCAACCCCGACAATGACCAGCTGGTCGACGTGCTGATCGAGACCAGGGGCGAGGGCGGCTACCTCGTCACCGCTCCCTCCGGCGGCTCGGTCCACCCGACCGGCAAGAGCTGGGTCGTTATCGCCGGCGGACCTGCCACCTGCCCAGTCCTGACCGTGGACGAGCGCGACGCCCTGCACCTCGCCGCCTCCACCTTCGACGCCATGCCCGCCCGCGACGTCTACCCCGAGCCCTCGGCGCACAAGGCGACCTTCGACTCAGGTGCCGACGGGCTGCGCCCCGGCGACGACTACAACAACCGGGCGAGCTGGGACGACCTGCTCACGCCCCTGGGCTGGCAGCGCATCAAGAAGATGGGCAACGGCTACGGGTGGGTTCGCCCCGGCAAGGACACCCGCGACGGGATCTCAGCCACTACGGGCACCGCTCACGACGGCGTCGACCGGCTCTACGTCTTCAGCTCCTCGACCGAGTTCGAGACCGAGCGGCCTTACTCCAAGTTCGCGGCGTACGCCCTGCTCGAGCATCACGGGGACATGGCAGCGGCTGCCTCCGCACTGCGGAAGCAGGGGTACGGCACCGAACGGCCGGAGGCGAAGCTGACCCTCGTCGGCGGGCCTGAGCGACCCACGCCCGGAGCGCCGTACGCCGCAGCAGGCCAGCAGGCCCAAGCCGCAACCGACGGCGCCGCTGTGCTGCAGCTGCGGCCAGCACCCGAGAGCACCGTCTCCGACTCCGAGGACGCCCACGCGCAGCGGCTGATCGTGGCGTACGGCGACCTGATCCGCTACTGCCCCCAGCGCGAGAAGTGGCTGACCTGGTCGGGCACGCGGTGGGTCTGGCAGCCGAAGGGAGGTGGGCTGGTCCGTGAGTACGCCAAGAGGGTCGCTCGCGGGCTGACCGAGAGCGAGGCCCAGCTGGCCCAGCGACGCAAGGCACTGTCGTCGGCAGGCATCTCGGGCTGCCTCAAGCAGGCCGAGACCGACGAGCGGATCCTCGTCGACATGGGGGCGCTCGACGCCGACGGGTGGACGCTCAACTCCCCCGCCGGGCCGATCGACCTGCGCACGGGCGAGCTCCTGGCGCCCGACCCGGCCGCGCTCTGCACCAAGTCGACGACCGTGGCGCCCAACCGCGAGGACGATGCAGCCGCCGAGCTCTGGGCGACCTTCCTCGCCGACACCTTCGGCGACGACATCGAGCTACGCGACTACGTGCAGCGCCTGGTCGGCGTGACCCTCATCGGCGAGGTCCGCGAGCAGCTGCTGGCCTTCCTGCACGGCCTCGGAGCCAACGGCAAGTCCACGCTCGCCGAGGCCCTCATGCACGCGCTGGGAGTCGGTGAGGCTGGCTACGCCATCGCGGCACCCTCGGAGATGCTGATGATCCGCAAGCACTCCGAGCACCCGGCCGAGCTCGCCCAACTCGCCGGCGCCCGCATGGTGGTCTGCTCCGAGCTGGACGACGGCCAGAAGTTCGCCGAGGCGCGGATCAAGCAGCTGACCGGCCGGGACAGCGTGAACGCGCGATTCCTCTACGGGAACCCCTTCACCTTCACCCCGACCCATACGCTCTGGCTGCTCGGCAACCATCGGCCCCAGGCGGCAACGGGTGGGCTGGCGTTCTGGCGCCGGGTGAAGCTGCTTGAGTTCGCCCACGTCGTGCCCGTCGAACATCGCGACCCGGCGCTGGGCGACAAGCTCAACGCCGCGGCCGGGACCATCCTGGCGTGGGCGATCGACGGCTGCGTCGACTATCTCGCTCGGGGCATCCGCGAGCCCCGAGCAGTCTCCGAGGCGGTGGCTGCGTACGCCGCTGACCAGGACACGGTCGGGCGCTTCGTCGAAGACATGTGCCACCGCGCCGACTCCACTCTGGTCAGGGTCAAGACGCGAGACCTGCGCAACGCCTACGAGTCCTGGTGTGGCGACGTGGGCGAGGCTGCCGTCTCTCCCAAGCGATTCGGCCAGGAGCTCCGAGAGCGCTTCAACGTCACCGAGGCCAAGTCCAACGGGCAGCGGTTCTACGCCCGGATCATGCTCACGGAGACCGAGGCGGAAGAGCCGGCGCCGGCCGCTCCGCCGGCCGCAGACGAGCCCCAGGCGACCTTGGGATTCGTCCGATGAGGCAGGGCGGGTTGCTCCGAAACCTCGCGCAAAACAGGGTCGGTTACTCCGAACTTCCAGCAGAAACGTCCAAAAAGGCAGTTATCCACAGGGTCGGATGCTCCGAAACCTCGGCCCAAAACCCTCTGACCTGCGCAAACGCAAAACAGGGCGGGGAGGGCGTGGTAATCCGAACCTTTTCATATATACGTACCCCTACGCGGGCGCACACACATACCGTGCAGGTGGCCCAGGTTTCGGATCACCCCGCCCTACCCGCCCTGTCTGACCTGGGCGGTCGACGATGAAGGGTAGCCAGACGGCTCTCGCCAGCCTCTTCGAGCAGGGCTCATCCTCACCCGCCGGAGCTCCCGAGTCGTGGCTGCTCGACCGGCTCATCCGAGCTGGCAGCCTGACCGAGACGGGCCTGTCTCGGCGTGCCCGACCGCGGCCCTGCCCGGAGTGCAGGGCCTGGACCATCACCGGGCTCGATGCCGACGTGATGGCCTTCGAGGCGGCCTGCGACCCCGAGCCGCTGACCATGCTTGGAGAGGTGTCCGCGCTCGCCGCCGGCCGACGGACGCTCAACCTGGTGCAGCGAGCCGGGCGCTTCGAGCTCGATCAGCGATGGGCCGAGCACATTGACGCCGGCAGGTCACGCCTCGACGTCCTCGCCTCCCACCTCTGCGGCCGACCGATCGTCGGCGACGGGCTCACCCGCCCGAGCACCTTCACCCCGCTTGCCAGCTCCACCCTCCCGCCCAACAGCCCCGCACCGTTCTGAGAGGACCGGCCATGACCACGATCGCCCCCACTGCCCGACCCAACGGGAAGCTCTACCGCCCCAGGAAGCCGCTGAGGACTCACGCCGTCTCGTGGAACGAGGACTGCACGGTGGTGCTGGTCTACGGGACGCACGACGCCGATCTCGCCCACGACCTCGCTCAGGCCGAGTGGTGCAGGGAGGTGGACGGTCGCGAAGGCAACGACAGCACCCTGCCCGAGCCACAGCGGATCTGGACCAAGCTCGTCCCCTGGGACGCTCTTGGCTACGGCTATGACCGCACCATCCTTCAGGTCAGCGGCGATACCAAGGGCTCCACTCCGACTCTGCAGTACGGAGGCCACCTGTGAACTGCACATGGAACGGCCGCGAGAACCCTCGGCTGCTGGTCGGGCGTCACCTCGACGACTGCCAGGGCGAGCCGTGCAAGGGCTGCCAGCCCTGCACCGAGGGCCACTGCCGCATCTGCCGGCTGGCCCACGCCGACGGCACTTGCCCCGAGTGCGTTGCCTTGACCCGGGAGGCCCTGCACGAGATCGGCCGACTCTGCGACTCCCTGCCCGAGGAGGTCGAGCACCGGGGCATCGACGGCGAGGCCATGATGCTGCTCGGGCCAGCAGCCGACCCAGAGGCCCGCGGCTGGGTCGAGGCGTCGTACCTCGCCGGTCGACTCCCCGAGGGCTGGATCGAGGCCGCCCACGGCAACGAGTGCCCGCTGCTCTCGAACGAAGCCTGCACGGGCTGCGCCGGCGGTGAGCTTCACCCGTACACCGTGCTTGGCACCTGGGACATGGCTTGGCGTGACGCCTTGGAGCACGACGAGCCGACCGGCGGAAGGCTGGCGCTCGCCGACGCGATCGACTATCTCGATCGGCAGCTGACCTACATGGCCGGCTTCGCCCACCTGCCCTTCGAGGACTTCGCCGCCAATCTGCGAGCCTGCCGGGCCTACATGGAGCGCGTGCTCCACGACGGGGAGCAGCACGACACGGGAGCGCCCTGCCTCGAGTGCGGCGTACGCCAGGAGCGCGAGTGGGGCAAGCTCATCACCGCGGACGGCTGGCGCTGCCCGAAGTGCAAGACGTTCTCGACCGAGGCCCAGTACCGCCTCGCCGTCGGCGCCGAGCACCTCGCCAAGGCTGAGTGGCTGACCGCTGCCGACCTCGCCGCCTGGCTGCTCGAGCAGGCCGTCGAGACCGAGGGCGCCGTGGTGCCGGTCAGCGCGGGCACCATCCGCTCGTGGGCGAGCAAGGGCAGGATCCACAAGCGCCGCGACTCAGGGCGCACGGTCTACAACCGCGCGGACGTGCTCGAGGTGGCCACCGTCGAGGTCGCCGAGGCGATGGTGTGACACGCCGAGAGGCTTAGCGTTGGCCCTGCTGACAACCTGTGGGAACATTGCCGGTGGAGAGCTATCTCCTCACGCCCCAGCCCTTCGAGGTCCGGGGCGTTTCCCATTCCCGGGGTCAGGGGGCAGAGATGCCAGCCACCCGATGCATCTGCCTGGGTGAGTTCATCCGCTGCAGGTGGACCATCCTCGTGCCGGACCCGGACTGTCGGGCTGTGCATGCCGAGGCCAAGGTGTGACCGACCACTTCCGTTGCAAGGTGTGCGAGGTCGAGCACGTCGTGCCCAGTCTGGCGCGTGACTGCGAGGCAAGGCATGAGGGTCTGCGCCCAGCCCGGTTGTCCAGCCCTGCAGGCTGAGTCCCGTTGTCCAGCTCACCGACGTACACGTGAGCAGGCACGAGGCACGAGGCAGCAGCGTGGCTACGATGCCACCTACGATGCACGACGTAGGGCTGACGTGAAGGCCCTTGAGGCCGGCACTGTGCTCAGCTGCTGGCGATGCAGGGCCGCCGTACTGCCCCACGACTACTCGCTCGGCCACTGCGACGATGATCGTTCGGTCATCCATGGCCCCGAGCACCTGGCATGCAACCTCGCCAACACCCGCGGCCGCTGCCCGCACCCCTCGCATATATCACCAGACGCATAGGGGTGGCGGGGGACCCCCAAGGGCCCACGCGAGGAGGACCGCGGGAGAGGTCTTTCCGGGGTCGAGCGGGTTCAGACTTCCCAGACATACCACCAGACGCATAGCGCAAGGCTGTGCGTCACCGACGCGGCGCAAGGCCGTCGAGGGAGTGATGACCATGCCCAGCGGCGGAGCTCGCAATCGATCCGGCCCCCAGAAGGACCCCAACTCGCTGCGCAGCGCGAAGGCTGGCGCCACGGCGACGATGCTCCCGGGCGCCGGCCACGACGGCACCGCCCCCGACTTCCCGCTGATGGGCTTCCGGGTCTACCGCTGGGAGTTCGAGGACAAGCGCCGCTTCCAGGTGCTCGACGTCGAGCAGACCGAAGCCTTCGCCGAGCGCGAGCGCGACCTGTGGGCCGAGGTCTGGACCTATCCGCAGGCCAAGGCGTGGGAGCGGGAGCCCTGGCGTTGGCAGCCGATCGCCATGTGGGTCCGTACCGCCGTCGTGTGCGAGTCCAGCGAGGCAACCGCCGCAGACAAGGGCGCGATCCACCGCTTCGCCGACCAGATCGGCCTGACGCCAGCTGGCCTCAAGGAGAACGGCTGGGTCATCGCCCACGACGTGGTGAAGGACCAGCGCGAGGCCAAGAGCTCGACCAAGAAGTCGAGCGCGCGAGACCGCCTGACGGTCCTCGATGGCAACGGAGGCTGACGAGTCCGTCGTCGACTTCCCAACACTCTGGGTCGCGATCGACTGGACCGAGGCCCACTGCGTCATCCCCGACCGGGACGCCAAGGGTCAGCCGTTCGAGCACTACGACTGGCAGCTCTGGTTCTCGGTCAACTGGTACAGGGTCAAGCCCGACGCCGAGCAGGGCCAGCTCGCGACCGCTTTCCACTACCGTCGCGCCCAGCTCGTCGGCCCCCAGAAGTACGGCAAGGGCCCCGGCGCCGCCGCCCTGGTTGTCGCCCAGGCTCGAGGCCCCGTGGTCTTCGACGGCTGGGCACAAGGTGGCGAGGTCTACGACTGCGCCGACCACGGCTGCGGCTGCGGCTGGATCTACGACTACGAGGCCGGCGAGCCCATGGCCCGCCCGTGGGCCACTCCCTTGCTGCAGCTGACCGGCACCAGCGACGACGCCATCGACACGAACGCCTACGGCTACGTCAAGGCGATGCTGCGCTACGGCCCGCTTGCTGACCAGGTCACCGTGGGCGAGGAGTTCACCCGCCTACCCAACGACGGCAAGATCGAGACCGTCACCAGTTCGGCGATGTCCCGGCTCGGCAACCCGATCATCTTCGCCCTGCAAGACGAGACCGGCACCTACACGGACTCCAACAAGCTCCGCAAGGTCGCTGAGACCCAGCGCCGCGGCGCCGCCGGCATGGGCGGCCGGACGATCGAGACCACCAACACCTGGGATCCGTCCGAGGACTCAGTCGCCCAGCGCACCCAGCAGTCGGACAGGCCGGACATCTTCAAGTTCTGGCGCAATCCGGACGAGGCGCCTCACCTGCGCCATGCGGACGGGACGCGCTACAAGTTCACCATCGCTCGCGAGCGCCGGAAGATCCTGCAGTACGTCTACGCCGGAACGCCGCACGTCGACCTTGACGGCATCGAGGCCGAGGCGCTCGAGCTGATGGAGAAGGACCCGGGCCAGGCCGAGAGGTTCTACGGCAACCGGGTGGTGGCTGGCCTCGGCACGTGGATCTCCCGAGACGCCTGGGACGTCCGCGAGAAGCCCCAGCTCGTCCCCACCGGCACCGCGATCGTGGTCGGCTTCGACGGCTCGGACATCGACGATTGGACCGGGTTCCGCTGCGAGACCCGCGACGGCTACCAGTTCACCCCGTCATTCCCCGACGGCCGCCCCATGATCTGGAATCCGGCCGACTATCCCGGCCATCAGGTTCCCCGGCTCGAGGTCTCCGCCGGCCTCGACCACATCGCCTCGACCTACGACATGGTGCGCTGCTACGCCGATCCGCCGTACTGGACGACGGAGATCGACTCCTGGGCTGAGAAGTACGGCGACAAGGTCGTGATCCGTTGGTACACCCAGCGGGACAAGCCGATGCACGCCGCGGCCGAGCGGCTGGTGGTCGATGTGGCCAAGGCCGACTCGACCTTCACGCATGACGGCTGCGAGGTCACCGGCCAGCACATCGCCAACGCTCGGAAGTCCCCGCGGCTCAGTGGCCGCTACGTCCTGAGCAAGCCAGGCGACGGTCGCAAGATCGACATGGCCATTCCCTCCATCCTTGCCCACGAAGCAGCGGGCGACGTCACTGCGGCCGGCTGGCCCGAGGTGGCCGACAACTTCGTCTACTTCGTCTGAGGAGGGCCCGTGGCAATCACCGCCGAGCAAGCTCTCTTCTGGGTGAACAAGCTCTACACGCAGCTGTCGAGTCGCCGCGCGGGCATCGAGAAGGCCTTCGAGTACCTCGACGGGAAGCAGCCCTTGGAGTACGCATCGAAGGAGTGGTCGGCGTTCCACAAGGACCGCTACAAGGACTTCTCGGACAACTGGTGCGACATCGTCGCCCAGGCGCCCATCGACCGGCTACGCCTCGACGGCATCCGCATCGGCGACGAGCCGGATGCGTTCTCCGTTGAGGAGAAGCTGCTCTGGGACGACTGGAAGCGCAACGAGATGGAGGCGCAGTCAGCTCAGGGCTTCCTCGCCTCTGTGGTCGCCAAGCGCTCCGCGGTGCTGGTCTGGGCCGACGAGGACACACAGGAGCCCACCTCGACGTGGGAGCACCCGGCGCAGGTGATCGTGGCCTACGCGCCTGGGACGAACAACCGCGTGCGCCTCGCCGCCTTGAAGGCGTGGGTCGACGACGACACCGAGCTGGCGACGCTCTACCTGCCGGACGGTGTCTACAAGTTCAAGCGGTCCTCAGCCACCACCGTCACCAACGGCCGGACGCCCAGCGGGATCCACGTCGTGGGCGCCGCGCTGGCGAACGGCCTCGGCTGGGAGCCCCGCGAGGTTGACGGCGAAGAGTGGCCCCTGGCCAACCCCTTCGGCGAGGTGCCCGTCGTCGAGTTCCTGAACCGCCCTCGCCTCGGCGCGGACCCGATCTCGGACATCGAAGGCACGATGGCCATGCAGGACGCCATTAACCTGATGTGGGGCTACCTCTTCAACGCTGCCGACCATGCCTCGATGCCGGCCCGGGTCGTCATCGGCGCCGAGCCCCCGAAGGTGCCGATCCTCGACGAGGCCGGCCAGGTCATCGGCTCGCGGCCCGCCAAGATGGGAGACCTCGCCAAGGGGCGCATGCTCTTCCTGCCGGGCGCGCAAGGCATCTCCCAGTGGGATGCGGCGAAGCTCGACGTCTTTACGGGCGTCATCACCCAGGCGATCGGCCACGTTGCGGCGCAGACCCGCACCCCGGGCCACTACATGCTGACGAACGAGAAGTTCGCCAACCTCAACGGCGACGCCCTCGTCGCCGCCGAGGTGCCGCTGGCCAAGAAGGTCGAGGCCGAGCAGACCGCGTTCACCCCGCCGGCCCGCGACGTCTTCCGGCTCTACGCCAAGGCGCGCAACAACGACGGGCTCGCACAGCAGGTCCGCCTTGCTGCCATGCAGTGGAAGGGTGCGGAGACGCACACCCTCTCCCAGACGCGCGATGCCGCCGTCAAGGACAAGGCTGTCGGCCTCCCCCTCGCTTACATCCTCGAGAAGACCTACGGCCTCAGCCAGCCCGAGATCCAGCGCGTGCTGGACATGCGCGAGTCCGAGCTGCTCGACCCGTTGACCCGACAGGTCATGGCTGGCCTCGATGCCGACCCAGACGCAACCGCGCAGCGCAGCTAAGCACTACGCCCTCTCGGCGCTCATTGCCCGGAGAGCTGCGCGCGAGGCCAGGAGGGTCGCCAAGGGGGCTCCCCTTGCGAACGTGGCCGCGGTGGCGACCGTTGTTGCGACGCACCAGATCGTGACCGCCCGGGCATCACAGCTCGCGGTCGCCGAGATGCTTGCCGAGCAGGAGATAGACAGCATCGCCGACGCGATGTTGAACCTGCTCGCCTTCACCACCGAGCCGCAGGCACTGACCAGGATGGTCGCTGCCACGGACACCGATGCCGAGTTCGAGCGGATGGTCGAGTCGATCGTCCAGGACGCCGCCCGGGCCGCGGAGAGCGTGTCCGTTACGGTCCGGCCCGACATCTGGCACATCCGCTACGTCAACCCGCCCTGCTGTTCGCGGTGCGCCGTCCTCGCTGGCCGCGTCTACCGCTTCTCCGACGGCTTCGACCGGCACCCGAACTGCGACTGCTCGATGATCCCAACGACCGTCGCGGCACCCTTCGCGCAGAGCCCCAGCGACCTGGTCGAGCAGGGACTGGTCACCGACCTGTCGAAGGCTGACCGGAAGGCCATCCAGGACGGCGCGGACATCAGCCAGGTGGTCAACGTGCGTCGCCGCGCTGCCGGCCTGCGCGAGCCGGGCCGTGTGCTGGCTCGAGGGGGCCGGCCAACGCCGGAGGGGATCTACCGCATGACCGCCGATCGCGTGGAGGCCGTGTCCCTGCTGCGGAAGTTCGGCTACATCACCTGATTCTCCCCGGCGCAAGGCCGGGGCCAACCTCTCGCAAGGAGAGACCATGCCGGACCCGAAGGACGACCCGCAGAACGAGCCCGACCCGATCGACCCGGACGCCCAGGATCCCGACGACGTCGACCCTGATGACGCGGACCCCGATGCCGACCTCGGCGACAAGGGCAAGCAAGCCATCGACCGGATGAAGGCGCAGCGCAACGCGGCGCGCGACCAGCTCAAGGAGTACAAGGCCCTCGGCCTGTCTCCCGAGCAGATCAAGGCCCTGCAGAAGGGCGACGCGAAAGCGGACGATCAGCCCGACGTCGACCAGATCCGCGAGCAGGCTCGCGCGGAGGTCCGCGCCGAAGCGGCCAAGGAGCGCGTGCTCGACAAGATCGAGGCGAAGGCAGCTCGCGGGTTCGCGGACGCCGAGGACGCCGTAGCGATCCTGCTCCGCACGCACGACCCCGAAGACTTCCTCGACGACGGCAAGATCGACGTCGAGGCCATCCAGGATGCTCTCGACGAGCTCCTGGACAAGAAGCCCCACCTCGCCGCGCAAGGCGGCAAGAGGTTCCAGGGCACCCCCGATGGCGGCACGCGCAAGGCGGCCCGGCCGGGACAGCTCAAGCAGGCCGACCTGGCCCGCATGAGCCCGCAGGAGATCGTGAAGGCCAAGGCCGAAGGCCGCCTGAACGACCTCCTCGGTTCCAAGTGACACCCCCACTGAGAGGAGTCTCCGGCCATGGCCGTTGACACGTTCATCCCAGAGGTGTGGTCGGCCGAGCTGCTGACGACCCTCGACGAGAACTACGTTCTCGCTGCGCCCGACGCGATCAACACCGACTACGAAGGCGAGATCGCCAACCAGGGCGACACCGTCCACATCGGCTCGCTCGCGGACCCGACCGTCTCCACCTACACCAAGAACGTCACGGTCATCAGTCCGCAGACGCTCTCCACCACGGACCAGTCGCTCCTGATCGACCAGTCGAAGTACTTCGCCTTCGAGGTGGACGACGTCGACAAGCGCCAGGCCCAGAACGGTGGGAAGCTCCTCACGACCGCCGCCCAGCGCGCGGCCGTGAAGCTGCAGGAGCTCGCCGACACCTACGTCGGCACCCTGATGACTGCCGGCGCCGGCACGGTCCTGACCGCTGCCGACGTGGCCACCCCGGCCGCGGCGTTCTCGGTCCTGATCCGCCTCAAGGTGGCCCTCGACCGGGCCAACGTCCCGCAGGCCGGCCGCTGGGTCGCCGTCTCGCCGGAGTTCTACGGACTCCTGCTCGCCGACGCCCGCTTCTCCGACGCCTCTGCCTACGGCACGGGCGGCGTCGTCGCCAACGGCATCGTGGGTCGGGCCCTGGGCTTCACCGTCAAGGTGTCGACCAACCTCCCCGCCGGCACCGCCGGCACCAACCCCGAGGTCTCGAGCTTCATCATCGCTGGCCACCGCATGGCGACCACCTTCGCCACGCAGATCAGCAAGACCGAGGCCTACCGCCCGCAGGACTCGTTCTCGGACGCGATCAAGGGGCTGCACCTCTACGGCGCCAAGGTCGTGCGCCCCGAGGCCCTGGCCGTCATCGACGTGGACGTCACCGTCCCCGCGAGCCTCTGAGAAAGGACTGACTGACATGGACAGCATCAGCGTTCGCAACGAGTCGGGCCAGGTCGTGAGCATGAGCTTCACGAGCGACCAGGACCCGCGCAAGATCATCGTCGAGCAGCGCATCGCGCGCGGCGAGCTCGAGAAGGTCTCCAAGGGGACCAAGTCCGACGCGGCCGAGGCCATCAACCGCCGGGCCGTCGAGGACTACCACACGGGCCTCAAGGACGAGCGGGGCGACCTGCTCAAGTCCGTGCACGGCGGGGGCATCGACCCCGACGCGCAGGGCGACGTGCTGGGCCAGCCCAGCGGCTCGGAGCACACCGAGGGCGCCCTGGTCGTCGAAGGGAAGCTGCCGATCGGTGACAGCCACCCGGACGCGGCCGTGGACGCTCCGAACGAGCCTCTCGCGGTGTCGGCTTCGGAGGTGGAGGCGGAGAAGTCCAACACCACCACCGCCGCCAAGAAGACCGCCGCAGCCAAGAAGTAGCTCCACCAACGCTCGAAGAGAGGTCCGCCATGGCTCACGCACCACTCGCCACCGTGGCGGACCTCTCCCAGCGGGACATCTCCGGCAGCCAGCTCGAGGTCGCTCTCGACGTCGCCTCGGCCAAGGTTCGCGAGGCGGCAGATGCCGTCATCAGCCAGACGACGTCCACGCTGACGCTCAACCCCCACAACTTCTCCTTCCTGCCGCTCCCGGGCCCCGTCACGGCAGTCTCCGCGGTCACGCTGGCCGGAGCGCCCGTGACGGCCTACGAGCTCGAGAGCGACGGTCTCTACCTCGCCAGCGGCTGGGGCCGCGGAGCCATCTCCGTCACCTTCACCCACGGCCTCGTCGAGGTCCCCTCTGACATCGTGGACCTGACCTGCAACCTCGCCAAGGCGTGGCTCGACCACCAGGCCGAAGGCGGCGGCTCGACAGCTGGCCTGACCTCCGTGCGTCTCGACGACGCTGCCGAGGGCTACTCCGACGAGTCCGCCGGCCAGGTTGACCCCGTCTACATTCCCGAGATCACCCGCCGCCACCTCCGCGCTCGCTTCGGCGGAGGAGCCACGGTGGTGGGGACCCGATGAGGGCGCCCTCGCGTCTTCCGGCCATGCGAGCTCGCGCCGAGTCCCGCATGGCCTCTACGGCGACCGTACGGCGCCCGGGTGGCACCACCACGAACGCCGGCGGCTTCAAGGTCGACGCTTGGACTGATGTGCACACCGACATCCCCTTCCGCCTCGGCGGCAAGGCGCAGTTTTCGGGCGAGACTCGTTCGGTCACGGTTGGCGACGTCGAGCTGACGCTGGCCGTTCGTGTCGGGCACTTCGCGGCCGACACCACCGGCCTGGCCGACGGCGACATGATCGAGGTCACCGGAGGCGAGAACGCGGGCGCGTTCCTGCGCATCGTCGAGGCTTCCTGGCAGGACCAGGCAACCGCTCGTCGGGTGCCTGTGGTCGAGGCGCAGCGCCCGGGGGGCTGGACATGAAGGTCCGGGTCCGCCATCAGATCGACCGTCTCGCCGAGGACCAGCGCGAGATCGCCCGCACGGCGCGGTCGGGCATGGCGCGCATCGTCCGCGACAACGCCGACTTCGGCCGCGATCTGGCGAAGGCGCTCGCCCGGCAGTCGGCCGGCGCCCATGGCAAGCACTACCACCGCGCTATCACCTCCGAGGCGACCGGCGTGCTCGAAGCTGAGTACGGACCCGACTCGGCAAGGCCGCAGGGCGGCATGTCCTTCGAGCGCGGCTCGCGCAACCAGCCGCCCCACAACGACCTCGCGCAGTCCGCGGACAAGATAGTCCCGGCCATGGCCGCAGACGTGCGCAAGCTCCTGGCGAAGTTGTTCGCATGAGCACCGACGGGCACGCCGAGGCGCTCAAGACCTACCTCGCGACGCAGACCCAAGCGCCCGTCTACGACCACGACGAGGCCCAGGCGCTCGGTTCGGCACTGCCGGACGACTACACCGTGATCTACCTCTCCCGCCGCTTCGGCGGCCCGGAGCGTGGCGAGACTCGCGACACGAACCTCCGTCGCCTGCAAACGCGGGTGAACGCCAAGAAGGTCGCGAACGCCCGATTGCTCGAGGACCGCATCGCGATGGCGTTCGAGCACAAGACGGTCAGCCTCGGCGACACCTTCGCCCACTTCGCCTACGAGGCGGGCGGCGGCGTCTATGAGTTCGACGAGGGCTACTACACCGACCTGACCGACTGGACCTTCGCGGTCTGACCCGCATCACCTCGCCCACCAGCCCACCAAGGGAGATCAGCCATGCGCGAATACGTCCGCGTGAAGGACAAGTCCACCGGCCACCACTACTCGGTCCTGGCGCAGGAGGCGGAGAACAACCCCGACGCCTACCAGGTGCTCAAGCAGCCCGCCGTCAACGAGCTCGGCGACCCGCTTCCGGGGGAGATTCCCTCGGAGACCACCGGCCAGTCGGCCGCCACCCCGAAGGAGAAGTGACATGGCCGCACCGGTCCGTCCCACAGGAACCAAGGCTTATCTGCGAGACAAGTGGGTCTTCGTGCCCACTGGCTCCTACGCCCCCGACGCGCCCTCGCTGGCGATCCTCAACGCCGCCTCGGCGCTCGACGTGTCCAAGATGTTCTTCGCATCGTCGGCGCTGCCGACGCAGTCGACGAACCTGGCTCGCGCTCCCAAGCGCATCGGGGACGCGGAGACCTACGAGTTCGTGGGTGAAACCAACCCGTCCTTCGGTGAGGCGCGCTACGCCTTCAACCCCCAGGGCGCGGCCCTCTCCGACGGCGTCAAGGCCTACGAGAAGTTCCCCGCCGGCACCACCGGCTACATGGTCAACCGTCTCGGCATCGACCGCGACACCGACCTGGCTACCGGCCAGTTCGTCACGTCCTACCCGGTCGAGTTCGGACCGCAGCAGGAAGTCCGCGAGGGCGACGCCGAGGGCGCCGAGGTCGGCATCGTGCAGACGATCGCCCAGACCGGCCCGAAGTCGCTGAAGAAGGCCATCGTCGCCTGATTCCGAGACCGGCGCGGGGGCGGGTTCGACAGCCGCCCCCGCGTCGCTCATCTCTGTCGAACTGTCGAACTGTCGAAAGGAATCACCATGCCCATCCCCCAGCGCACTGACGAGGTCGTTCTCTTCCAGGACGACGATCAGCACGAGCTCCGCGCCCTCGGCAAGGCCGTCGAGGCCGCGGCGACCTCGTCGGACTCCCCACGTCGCCTCGGAGACGATGACGACGTTCTGGCCGCAGCCAAGGCCTACGACGAGTTCCTCGAGCAGGCCGCCGAGCGGGGCACGAAGGTCGCCATCAAGGCCATTCCGGGGAAGAAGTGGCGCGAGCACGTGGCCGCACATCCTCCCCGCGAGAAGAACGAGGACGACGCCGAGTGGGGCTTCAACCACCTCACGCTCGGCGACGCCGTGGTGCCTGAGTGCGTGACCAGCATCGACGGACAGCCGGCGTCCCAGGACGACCTCGACAACCTCAACGACGGCGACTACTCCAAGATCTACGCTGCGGTACTGCGCCTGAACACGGGGCGTGGTCCGGACCCAAAAGCCTCGATCTCGGCGACACTCCGGCGGACCTCGCCCGAGACCTCCGAGTCTCCCGAGCGCTTGGGCTGACGCTCGCCCAACTGGACGCCCTGCCTGTCGCCGAGCGCCTCCTGCGCTACGCCGAGGACGACCGCGATCGCCTGAAATGCACGTCGTGCGGTGGCTCCGTCGAGGACTGCTCTGACCCGGATCGGGAATGGTTCCCGCAGCGCACGATCTGCTACAAGGCGATGGACCGAGCGGCAGCCAATGCGCGGTACGACAGCCTTCACGAGGAGCTCCCGTATCACGACGGGTCCTTCGAGGACTGGGTCAAGGAGCGCTCGGCCAGTCACCCCTACGCGAGCCGAGACGGCGTCACGATCTGGGTCCACGACGTCGATCTGGACCCCCAGGACGACTTCCTCGGCGGCTGATCGGACTAGCCGGCGCCGCTCATCTGCCGGAGTGCCATCACGGCCACGACTGCGATCACGACCCAGCCCCAGATGTAGAGGCCCGTCTTAACGACGTGCTTGGCGGTGTTGTACACCGGATCTTCTCTCTTGCTCCCCATCTGGTGAGCGTAGGTCATCTCTGTCGGAACCACCATGAAAAGGGGTGACCAGTGGCTACACGCCGCGAGCGGGTGATCCTCGACCTGCAGGACGACTTCACCCCAGGCATGGCGCGCGCGGCTGCTGCCACCGCACTGCTGAACCGCGAGCTCAACTCGCTGTCGACGAACAGCGTCCAGGCGTCGAGGTCGTCGCAGGCGTTCGTGCGCGACGTGCAGAGCATCAACAAGGAGGCCGACGGCGCTGGCCGGACCATCGACCGCCTTTCTGGCCGCGTGGGCATCCTCGCGGACCTGCTCCTGACGTTGGGCCCTGCGGCCATCCCGATCGGTGCGGTCGCCGTCCCAGCCCTCACGATGCTGACGGCCGGCCTTGGCGTCGCGGTGATCGCGGCCGGGTCGGCGGTCATTGCCTTCCAGGGGGTCGGCGAGGCGCTCGACGACCTGAACAAGGCGCAGCTCGACCCCACGACTGCGAACCTCGAGGCCGCCGCTGCGTCCATGAAGCGGCTCTCGCCCATCGCCCGGGACATGGTCAAGCAGCTGGACTCCCTCGGCGGCCTGCGCAAGCAGCTGACCGAGGCCGGTGCCGACGCGCTGTTCCCCGACCTCATCAAGGCTCTCGACGTCATCGTGGAGCGCGGTCCAGAGGTCGAGGCGATCGTCCGCGCCATCAACACCGAGCTGGGCGACATTGCGCTCGACACCGCCAACTCGCTGAACTCGAAGCGCTGGGACGACTTCTTCCGCATGGTGGAGACCCGGGGCCCCGGGGCGCTTGACGGCATGGCCGACGCCCTCGGCAACGTTGTTCACGGCCTTTCCGAGATCATCGAGGCCTTCATACCGTTGAACAAGGACGGCATGGAGTGGCTGATCGACGCCACGGAGGGCTTCGACAAGTGGGCCAAGGGGCTCAAGAAGACCGACGACTTCAAGGAGTTTGCGCGCTACATCCGCGACAACGGTCCCGAGCTGGCCGAAACGCTGGGTTCCGTCTCGGACGCGCTCGTGGACATTATTGTCGCCGCATCCCCGATGAGCGGCCCGGCCCTTGACGCAATTCAGGCGTTCGCCGAGGCGGTGTCGGCCGTCGCCGAGTCGGACTTCGCCACCCCGCTCCTGGTGGCCATCACCGCGATGCGGACCATCAACCGGCTGGCCCCGGTCACTGCCGCGTCGATGGCCATCCTGAGTGGCAGCGCGGCCGGCGGCAAGGGCAAGGGCAAGGGCAAGGGCAAGGGCGGCAAGGCTCCCAAGGGCGGCGGCCTCGGGCCCAACGCGGCTCTCATCGGCGCCGCGGTGGGCATCCCATTGCTCGATGACCTCGCTAAGGACAACTCGATCCTCGATGGCGTCGGGAACGCGGGCAAGAAGTTGGGTGACAAGCTCGGCCTGCCGGACTACTTCGCGGTGAAGGTCGACGCTGACACGAAGCTCGCCGAGAACAAGATCGACTTCATCCGCAAGGAGCTCCGTCGCCTCAACGGCGAGAAGGGCAAGCCTTCGGTCGACCTGGACGACGCGCGCGCGAAGCAAAAGCAGCGCGAGGCGGATGACTGGATCCTCGGGTGGGGCCGCAAGAACGCCTCGGCCAAGACCGGCATCCTCGACACCGACCGCCGCCAGAAGTCCAAGGCGGCCGACGACTGGATCTCGGCCTGGGGCAAGAAGAACGAGAGCGCGACTGCTGACGCCAACAACGCCCCCGCGATGAGTGCGATCGCCGCCGTCCGCGCAGCCCTGGCTGGCCTCGACGGCGACACCGCGACGACCTACGTCCGCACCGTCAACCTGGGCGGGATGGGACCGCAGGGCGACTTCGCCTCCGGTGGCTTCACCGGCCGAGGCGGCAAGTACGAACCCGCGGGCGTTGTTCACCGCGGAGAGGTCGTCATCCCGCAGGATCTGGTCAAGCGCGACTGGGGCCACCTGTCCTCGCGCTACGGTCACCTCCCTGGCTTCGCTGACGGCGGCCAGGTCGGCGGAGCAGGCGGCGGCCGCCACGGGCTTGCCGACGCCTCTGTGCTCAAGCTGATTCGCCAGCTCGGGGGCCTCGAGAGCGCACTCAAGCGCTACGACAAGGCCGTGACCCGCCAAGAGCGGGCGATCGACAAGCAGGGGCGCGTAGTAGTCGACAAGGCCACCTCTGACCGCGACACCGTGCTCGGCAAGATCGCGACCATCGCTGACGCGACGACCTCGGGCTTCCGTACCGGGCTGTTCGACACGCAGGACGTCGAGGCCGACTCGGTCTGGATGCCCGGCGCGCGCGGCCCTCGCAAGACGGGCGGCCCGTTCGACAACCTCTCGACCGACATCGCTGGGCTGCAGAAGCGAGCCGAGCTGCAGGCGCAGCTATCCCTCGCCGGCCTCGACGGCAATGCGTTCGAGAGCGCCATCTCGCAGGGCACGAACGACGACCTCGCCGCACTGCTGGCCGGCGGCCAGATCCAGCGCTTCGAGGACCAGTTCAACCAGCGCGAGGCGCTCCTGGCCTCGACCGGCGCTGCTGCCGGTCAGAGGCGCTACGGCGGAGAGCTCGCCGGCACGCAGGCCACGCTGGACAAGGCCGTGATGCATCTCGCCGAGTTGACCACGGAGAACCGCGAGATCAAGGCCGAGCTCCGGGCGCTCAACCAGGAGGAGCGCCACCGTGACCGCGAGCGAGAGAAGGCGGCCGACGCTCGGGCCGACCGGCAGGCGGACCGCACATCCAACGGGGTCGGTGCGGCCCTCGACGGCAAGGCGGCAGACGCTGCCCGCACCGGCCTGCGACCACGGAGGAACAACTAGCGATGGCAACCATCACCCAGTCCTCCCACAGCATCGCCCTCGGGGGCCTGACGCTCATGTCGAACGGGAAGCCCCACCTGCACCCGGAGGGCTTCACGACGGAGGTCAGCGCGGACGGCACCACCTGGGGAAACCCGGAGCAGGTCGTCGCCTCGCTGATTTCTGCGATCGCCGACGGCGATATGCAGTCGCTGGTGAGGTACGGCAACCGCCAGCCGGTCCTACACGTCCGGATCTCTGGCAACCTGGCCACCCAACTCCCTGCCGGAGAGAAGGCCCTCGCAGCTGTCGTCGGTCAACCCGCCGAGCTGGTGTGGGCGAACCCCGACCCCGCGGCCCCGACGACCGTCTTCGACGTCGTCATGTCGCGCATGGACTGGACATACAACGACCGCGACGAGATGCGCGGCCATCACGACCACGTAGTCACGATGTCCGCGCTGCCCTGGGGTCGCTCGGACGCGCTGACCGTCACCCCCGCGGTGGGCACGAGCGCGACGACGTCCGTCTCCACGGGAGCATCCGCCACCGGCTGGTCGGTCAACGGCTACACGGGCCGCGTCGCGACCGCCGTCGTGGGTCCGCCGACGACGGTGCGGTCCAGCTACAACTCGGCGGTGGCCGACGACACCGGCACCTTCTTCGGTACGAACCTGCGGCACACCGTCGCGGTGGACACCACCACGAAGAAGTATCTGCTGGTGACGTGGAAGACCTCGCTCCCTTCGATCATCGGTGTCGGGACGAACGCGTCCGGCAACCTGACCGAAGTGCGCCGACAGGCGTCCGCGACCGCCGGCTACACCGACTCCTACTTCGAGGTCCCAGCCGGTGTCAACGCGCTGACCTGGTACCAGTTCGGGATCATCCACCCGGCCAACACGGGCACGCAGACCCTCGACATCGACCGGGTCGACATCACCAATCAGCTGCCCTTCTCCGGCACCACCCGACAGAAGGCCGCGACGCTGATCCCCGGTGGCTCCGCGCCCACCGAGGGGTCCATCCACGTCTCCCACGCCTCGTCCGGCCTGGGTTCGGTGCTGGTCTACAGCAGCAAGTCGGGGCTCGGCTACCAGCCCTTCCTGCGACCGTGGCGCAACTCCGGCACCGAGACCCCCACTGCCGACGCCACTCGAATCTCTGGCTTCCGCGAGCTCATCACGACGGGTGTCGACTTCCTCATCCCCGCCGCGACCGTCCCGCCCGGGCGGTACCAGCTCTGGGCGCACCTCGGGAACTCCGCGGCCGGCACCTACCCCGTGACCTACTCCTCGCGGTCCTCGATGGCGACGATGGGCGGCCAGTTCGACCCCGACCAGGCCGGGTCCACGCTCGTCAACTGGGCGACCGCCAGCACCTACGTGACGGTGCCGATCGCCGAACTCGTCCTGCCCACCTCCCGCATGGGTGCCGACGGTCAGGTCCGCATCGCGCTCAACGCGGGCGGCTACGTCGGGATGTACTTCGACGAGGCGTGGCTGTTCAACATGGACCAAGGCTCGATCACCGCAGTGGAGGTCGGCACCGCCAAGCACCTGTGGATCGACGCCCCCACCGTGGACGACCCCACGGGCGGCCTGTTCATCGGGCAGGACGCCGACAGGTCTGACCAGATCTGGCCCCCGAACGCCATCGTCCCTATGAACCACACCTTCGACCCGGACGGGTCCTACATCGTGACCATCACCTCCGGGGCCCTCGACGCTGCCACCGAGCTGACCCACTACAAGCGGTGGCACAGCAATGCCGCGTCGTAGCCTCGAGGTCCGCCTCGCGGGGAACCGCTGGCTGAAGAAGCTGGCGTCCTACGGCCCGGTGACGATCAGCCACGAGTGGCCCCACGGGTCCGAACAGGCGTCGTGGGACATGAACCCCGACTTCCGCCACCCGCTCCTCAAGGGCGGCACCCTCGTGGAGGTCTTCTCCGGCGGGGTCTGCATCTGGCGTGGGTTCCTCATCGAGCCGAAGTCGGACGGGAGGATCAGCGCCCTCGGGCTCTGGTATGAGGCGCACACTGCCCCCCTGCTCGACTCGTCCAACGTGGGCACCCTGATCCCGACCACTGCCGTCTTCGGCGCGCGTTTCCGCGGCGACGTCCGCTGGGGCCAGCCGGCCGGGTCCGGTCTGTCGACGACGCCCTGGTCGACCCAGCCGGCGCTCGACATCACGATGGCCGACTTCCTCGACCAGTACACCGCCAGCAACGCCCAACGCTGGTGGATCAACCCCCTCACCGGGGACATCGAGGTCAAGGTCGACCCCACCGTCCACCAGTGGGTCGTGCCGAACGCTGTCGCCGGGATGGGCCTCACCCCGGCCGAGGACACCTTCTACAGCCACCTCGTCGGCGTCTACTACAACACCGGCGGCGACGTGGCGTGGACTGCGCCGGTCGGGTCCGCTGACGCGGCGGCTGCGTTCCGGCGCCGCACTCACATCGTGGACCTCCGCGAGCTCGGCAACATCAGCCAGGCCACGGCCGAGGCGGACTTGGCCAACAGGTTCCTGCTCGTGGGCGCCCGGATGGGGTGGGCCGAGACGTTGCAGCTCTCGCACGGCCAGATCTTCACCGCAGGCGGTGTCCCGGCCCCGCTGGGTATGGTCCGCGCCGGGCAGATGGTCCGCCTCGCCGGAGTCTTCGACATGTCGCGAGCCAACAAGGTCGCGGGGTCGACGGACATCGTCATCGCCGGGTCCACCTACACCGACGGAGAGCCGACCATCTCCCTGCGACCGCTCGGCAAGGCGGTCCGCAACATGGACGACCTGCTCAGGGTGGCTGCTGGCGGGGGGTATGCCGCATGATCCCCACCGACGCCTGGCCCGCTGGCGACCTCCTCGAGTGGGGCGACGACGAGACCCGCATCCACCACGACTTCTTCAACGAGACCGTCCGGCCCTACACGGACGAGGAAAACGCTGCGGCCGACGAGCGGGCCGTCGAAGCGACCCTGCAGGCCAACGACGCCGCGCTGCGAGCCCAGGCCATTGCCGCCCTCGCGACCAATCGAGCATTCCTTGCCCTGAGCGCACCCACGAACGTGCAAACCCTCGCGCAGGTCAGACACCTGACGAAGGTGGTCAACGCGCTTGGTCGGCTTCAGCTCGGCGACCTGACCGGCACGGACTGACAGGCGGGGCGCCGGCCGCATCGACCGACGCCCCTACCCCCACGACGAGGCGGCTACCAAGTCGTGGGGATCGACGGAACCTACCCCCGTCCCGCACATCTCCCGCATCGAGAGATCAAGAGAAGGGGCCCCTCGTGCCTGCATTCACGGCGCTCTTCCCCGGCTATAGACCGACCGCACTCATCCTGTTCTCCCTGATCTGGTTCTCCGTCGGGCTGGGCCTGATGACGCGGCCCATGCAGATCACGGCTGAGCACAGGCTCCCGCTCGAGTACCTGCCGCTCGAGGTGCGCGTGGCGCTCTGGTGGATCCCGGCCCTGGCTGGGCTCGTCAACGCCTTCTGGCCGCCCGGTCAGGACAAGTGGGGGTGGGCGCTGCTCTCGCTGCCGGCGACCTTCCGCGTCGTTTCGTACTTCATCGCCGCAGTCTTCGGATGGCTCGACGCGACCTACTTCATCTCGTGGGCCGTCATCATCGGGATCCTCACGCTGCTGGCGTTCTGGCCCGAGCCGGCGCGTGCGCCCCTCCCTCCGAACGAGGTCGCACCATGACCGCCGTGGAGCAGATCCAAGCACTGGCGTCCGTCCTTGCCATCGTGATGAGCGGCGCGACCGCTTACCTCGTCTACAGGGGCAGCGACAAGGCTTCTCAGCGCACCCAAGCGGCGCAGACGGAGCAGAACACCACGGATCGCTTCGACCGACTTACCCAGCGCCAGGACGACGCGCTCGAGCGTGAGTACGAACGCGCGCAGGCCGCCGACGAGCGAGCTCGCGCTGCTGAGGAGTACGCACGAGCAGCGAAGCGATCCGCCGACGAGGCGCAGCGCATCGCGGAGGCGTGCCAACTGCAGCAGGCCGCCACGGTCGAGGCGTATCGCGAGCTCCGCCAGTGGGCGGCGTTGCCGTGTCCCCACCCCCAGCCGCCGCCGCAGCCGCCACTCCGGCTCGCGTTCTTCGACAACTGAGCACCGCCCTTCACTCGGGCCGAGTGAAGCCATCTCCTCATGTCCAGGAGGCACCATGCCCACCTTCACCCGTGACCAGTGGGGCGCGCGGCCAGCTCGCAGGGGGCCCGGCTTCCTTGACCCGGCCCAGGTGAGATCGGTCGTGTTCCACTGGCCGGCGATGTCCCGGCCACTGCGCGGCGTCGAGGCCGTGAAGGCTGCTCTTCGCGCCTGGCAGGACTACCACATGGACGGCCACGGCTGGTCCGACATCGCCTATCAGGAGGCCTACGACCAGGCCGGGAACACCTACATCCTGCGCGGGCTCACCATCACCCCGGGAGCGAACGGCGACACCGCGGCCAACGCCACCAACGGCGCCCTGCTGCTGATCCTCGCCCCGGGCGAGGAGCCCACCGACGAGATGATCGCAGCCGTCCGCGATGGCGTACGACGCCACCGAGCGCTGTTCCCCCGGTCGACGGCGGCGAAGGGCCACAGTGAGGTGCGCCCGGAGCCGACGGCGTGCCCGGGCCCGATCGTGATGCGACTGCTCGGCGAGGGCGCGTTCGAGCCGACGCCCCCGCGGCCAGCGATCAGCCCGACACTGCGGAAGATCACAGACGCGATCCGCCAGGCGCGCAAGGACGGGTACACCGAGCTGGCCGACCGACTCAAGCGGGCGCGCGAGGCTGCACGAGGTCGGCACGGACAATGATGCGCGTCCTCGCGTGGAACGTGGGCCCGCGTCCGTGGCGGGAGATCCTTCGCTCGCTGGGCCAGCTCATGGGCGAGCATGAAGCACGGGTGACGGGGCTCTTCGAGGCCTCCAATCCGCTGCTCGTCGCCGCCCTGCGCGTCCGCTACCCCGGGCACCGCGTCATCTGCCGGCGTTCCGACGTCGTCGCCCTGGTCCCCCGCCGCGTTGCTCGCCCCCGGGTGAACGTCATCGGCCATGACGTCGCCTGGCGCGGCCCGAAGCTGGGCAACGCCAAAGCAGGCCGCCGCTGGCTGATGCTGAGCTGGGACGACGAGACGATCCTGCTCGTCCACCGCGTGACCCCGATCGGCAACGTCAACGCTTGGGACGCCGAGACGGAGCTGCTCCGCGAGGTGGCCAAGCGCTGGGACATCGAACGGCTGGCCATCATTGGCGACCACAACGGGACGCACGACCGGCTACGTCCCCAGTACGCACGGCTGGGCCTGTCGCTGCTGCCCGTCCACGCCAAGGTCGACCACTGCGCCGTACGTGACTTCCTCGGCGGAGGCACCAGGCTCGGCAACTACGACTCCGACCACGTCGCGATCCTGTGGCGGCTGCGATGACGCCCGCACGCTTCTGGACCGCGTTCGCGATCGTCGGCCTGGGGGTCGAGGCGTGGGGGCTGTCTCGCGCCGAGCGCAACGACTGGACCGCGTCACCCAACATCCGCGCAGCGTGCCGGGCCGAGACGCCCCTGGGCCGCGCGATCCTCACGACCGGCATCGGAGCCGGAGCCACCTGGCTGTCCCACCACCTGCTCACCGTCACCCCCGAGGAGTCCTGATGCCCACCATCAACATCCCCGCGAAGGTCCGCTTCGCGCTCTACGTCCTCGCCGCGCTGGCCTCACTCGGCGTGGCGTACGCCGTCAACAAGTCTTGGGCCGGCGAGGCGGAGGTGCAGCTCGTGCAGGGCCTCGTCGCTCTCGTCGCCATCCTGTCGGCCGCCAACACCAACACCTCGGGCGGCGTCGTGCTCGAGGGCACCGTCGAGTCGACCGGACCCGGCTCCGCTGACGTGCAGCTGCACGAGCCTGAGGGCGAGGGCGGCTACTACGACCCGTCGAAGAGTTCGAAGATCCTCGGCAAGGGCGTCATGTCCGACCCGCGCAAGAACCTCTGATCCACACCGCATCTCGGACAACTCGAAAGGGGCACGGCTATGCCCGGTCTGACCAGCACTGAAGCGCAGGCAACGCTCGACGCACGCTTTCCCACCACGGGCGGCACCGATCACATCGCCTACTCCGTCAACGGGACCAGCGAGTTCGCCGGTCTCGCCCGCACCCCCGTCGGAGCGACCGGCTGGGCGGGGGCCACGGCCGCCGACCCGTCGGTGAAGGGCAACGGCAGCGTGTTGCTCAGCGCCGCAGCCACCGCGGCCGGCGCCGTGTCTCACTACTGCGTGATGTCGGCCCTCACGGCTGGCGCGCAGCGGACGGACTGGCAGGCCTTCGACACTCCCCGAACCGTCGCCATCGGGGACAAGCTCGAGCACGCCGTCCAGGCCATCAAGATCACGCTCACGTAGCCATGGGGCTCCTCGCTGGCAAGGCGTACGACCCGGCCACCGCAGTGTCGAAGGCGACGACCGCGGCCCTGGCCATGACGGCGCTCGACACCACGAACCTGCGCCTGGCGTTCACCGTGCCCGCCAACGGCTCCGTGATGGTGCGACTGCAGGGCACGCTCCACGGCGGCACGGCGACCCCGTGGCACCCCCAGATCATGCTGGGCGTGCTCGAAGGGACGACCGTCCGCGGACGCCTCGTGCCGGCTGGCCTCCCCAACAACGTCGTGGGCTCGGCGACTGCGTTCCTGACCGTCGAGGCGCTCTTCCTGGTCACCGGCCTGACGCCCGGCGCGGCCCTGACGTGGGACGCCGCCTACGGCGTGGAGGGCATCGTCGCCGGGTCCGGGCTCAAGTACGGCGGCCCCAACGACGCGACAGTGAACAACGCCTTCGGCGCGTTCCTGTTCGAGGTCTGGACGACGGCCTAGCCCATGGCCGCGTCGTCGAGGCTGGTCCTCTACCTGACCGAGATCAGCAACGCCTCCCCGGGCGTCACTCACCAGGTGGGTGGCACCACCGTCGCCAGCGCCGCATCGTCGGGCTCCTTGGCCTTGCGCGCAGTCGCCGCCGCCGCTGCCGTGGCGGTCCTGTCCGCCTCGTCAGGCACCGTCACTGCCCAGCTCGCAGCGTCAGGCGCGACGGCCGCTTCCAGCTCGACATCCGGGTCGGCGACCGTCGTCTCGGGCTCGAGTACGCACCAGGCCAGCGGCACGACTGCGGCCGTCTCCGCCGGCTCAGGCGCTGCGACCCTCCGGCTGCCAGCCGCCGGGACGACGGTCGTCCTCAGTTCGTCCACCGGCTCGGCCACTCGGCGCCTTCCAGCCACCGGAACGACCTCCTCGACGTCCACCACGGCCGGGCTGACCGCGGCACGCCTGGCGGCTACGGGAATCACGGCGGCCACCAGCAATGCCTCGGGCTCAGCGACGGCGCGGCTGTCAGCTGCTGGGACGACGATGGTTGCGTCGAGCGCTACCGGCGCCGTCACGAGCGTGCTGGCTGCGAGGGGCAGCACGCCGATCTCTTCAGGCACCACGGGGTCTGCCGTGGTCGTGTCGCCCGCCGTCGTCACTCACGCAGCCTCAGGCGCCACCGCCGCCAGGTCGGAGACAGCAGGCGCGACCGTGGCCATCCTCCGCGCAGGGGGCGCCTCGACCGTCGTCAGCACCAGCCATGGTGCCGCGACCGTCGTGCCGCGCTCCATCCCGGCCACGATGCCCGCTGATCTCACCGCCAGGTCTGCACCAACCCGGCACGCGGTCGCGAACGCCCCGGCACGCGGCCAGGTCTCCTCGACGCGCACCACTTCCATCGCCCCCGCGCCGGTCCGCTCCAAGGTCACATCGACGCGCGCCTCAATTGCCGTCGCATCATCCAGCCTCAACACCAGGAGCGCCCCGTGAGCACCAGCCTGCCGATCCTGACCGCCTTCGCCGACGACCCCGACGCCTTCGTCGAGCGGGAGATCGCCGCTGACGGCACCGCGCTGACCTTCGAGCCCATGCTGGCGGTCAACGACGGGGCCTTCGACATCACCGGGACCTGGCAGGGCGAGGTCTCCGAGCGTCGCATCCTGCGCATCCCGGTCGGCGACCTCGCTGTCGGCAACTACAAGCTCTATCTACGGATCCCCGGCGGGAACGACCTCGACCTGGGCTGGGTCGTCATCGCGTTGCGCACGCCCAGTGCGACTCCCCCGATCGTCACTCCCGGGGTGGACTACGTCACGCAGGCCGAGCTCGACGCCGCACTCGCCGCTGGCGCTGAACCCGCCCCGACCGGATTGACCGTCATCGCGGGCGGCACCGTCGACCTCGACAACACGAAGCCCAATGGTTACCTGATCGGCTACCGGGTGACCGCCACGGCCACCATCGAGACCGGCACCTTTCTTCCCGGCTCCTACATCTTCGAGCGCGACACCACCGCCCCGCTCGGCTGGACCTTCCGCACCCTCGCGGCCAGCACCCCAGTTGCGGTCGCCGACATTCCTGTCACCCCGACCGCGCCGTCGTTCACCAACGGGACGAACACCATCACGATCCCCGCCGTGACAGGTGTCATGTACTCCAAGGACGGTTCGACCCTCGCCGCTGGCGCGCACCCCGGCTACGCGGCCGGCGCCGCGCTGGTCGTCGCTACCGCCGCTCCTGGGTATGTCCTTGTCGGCGGCACCTATCAGTGGGGCCACACCTTCGGAGCACTCGACCCGACACCCATCGCACCGACCGGCCTCACGGACCTATTGCTCTGGTACGACGCCTCGGCGACGGGTGCAATCACCATCACGGGCAGCGGCGTCTCCGCGCTCCGCAACGACGGCTCGCTGACGACCTCGCACAACCTCGTGCAAGCCACTGACGGCAACCGTCCTGGGACCACCACAGTCAACAGTAAGACCGCGATCCAGTTCGACGCCAACACCGACGACCTTCGCAAGCTCAGCATGTCCTCACCCGCAAACACGACCGACGTCACCGTCTGGGCCGTGCTGCGCATGGACGCCACCGCGCCCACCCAGAACGGCACCATGTTCGGGACCATCAAGACCAACGACGCGGGCCAGGTGTCTCTGCCCCGCAACATCCGCATTGGTGAGTTCGACCCGCAGGAGGTCACCTTCACCAATGCCTGGTCAGCCACCGGGCAGGTCCTCTTCATCGCCTACACGATCCCCGCATCGGGCGCCGCCAAGCTGTGGGTTGGCAACTCGTCGGTCTCGGGCACCATCTCGATGTCAGCACTCTCCCACCTGATCGTGGGCAACAGTTCCGCCCGGTTCACGTTCTGCGAGGGCGGCCTCTACGACGGCATCAAGACCGACGCGAACATGGCCGGCCTGCACTCCCACCTCAAGACGAAGTGGGGCACGCTGTGAGCCTGCTCGGACTCCTGGCTGCCAGCAGCGGTGCCGCAGAAGAGGTCCCCGCCTACCTCACGCTCGACAGCACCGTCCACGTCCACATGGACGCCAACTCCATCTGGGCCAACTGGGGTGTCTACGTGCCCGACAAGGGCATGCACCAGCTCACCCCGTTGGTGTCGCTCGCCACCGCCACCGGCATCACCTACTCCAACACGTCCATCACCGGACAGTCGTGGGCGGGGATGGCGAGTGCAGCATCCGACGTCGACGCCGCCTACGACCCTGGCAAGACGAACGTGCTCGTCGTGTCCGAGACCACCAACTCCGTCTTCGGCGACGGC